CCAGTGGAAAGTTTCCTCACTTCTTTGGTAGGTCGGTAAGTCGGGGCGGCCTATCTGGTCGGCGAGCGGGGGCCGGAAATGTTCGTGCCGACCACGAGCGGGCAGGTGGTCGCGAATGGCGGCCTGTCGGGCGGCGGCGCGCGTGACGTGCGGGTGAGCATCGCGGTCAACGGACGCGGGGGCGAGAGCGAGCCGCGCCTGCTGGCGCGCAGCGCGCGGCAGGTGGCGCGGGCGGTGCGGGGAGCGATCGAGCGATGAGCGGGATCGGCTATTGGCTGGCGGACAAGCGCCGGGGGCAGGACAGCCGCTTCATCAAGCGCTTCGCGCCCACGCACTGGACGGTGAATTTCCCCCGGCCGATGATGGCGAGCGTCGTCACCACCGCGCCCGACGCGCTGCGGGTCGATGCGGTCTTTTACGGGTCGGGCGACCTGGCGGGGCTGATCTGGGAGGCGCAGGACCAGTGGAGCCATGCCCTGCTGGCCTATGAAACGAGCCGGGACTTTCGCGATTGCACCCTGTCCTTCCGCTGGCGCAGCGGCGGCGTGCGCCGGCTGGACGAGACGCATGGGCCGACGCTGACGATCGAGGGGCGGGACGCGGACGGTCATCCGCGCGCCTGGTATGTGCGGTTGTGGAACCATGCGAGCGGCGAGCCGGAAGATGCCGTCATAACGCTGGATTTTTCCGCGCTGGTGGGCGGCTATGACCTGCCGACCGACGCCGACCCGGTATGGGCGGGCGACATCGACCGGATGTTCATTTCGCTGGTGCCGCCCGATTATGACGAAGGGGACACGCCGTTCGCCGGGGCGCAGGAGGGCTGGGCGGAGCTGAGCGCCATGCGTTGCGACGGGGCGGGGTCGGTGCTGGCGGTGGGGGACGTGATGCTGCCCGAACATGGGCTGTCGATGGCGACCGGCTATGACGATTGTTTCAACCAGACGCCCGAGCGCGTGGTCGCGGCGATCCATGCGCTGGGCTATCGCGGGGCGATCAACCATTATGTCGGGATGAGCCATTATTTCCGGCTCGAACGATCTGACGCGGGGCTGTATGTCAGCCTGGCGGGCGGGGTGCTGAACGCGCCCTGCGCCGCGTGGCACCGGGACTTTGCGATGCGGGCCAAGGCGTCGGGCTTCGGCCTGATCTGGTCCCTATCCTATGAATTGTTCGACGCACATTGCTGGAACGACTGGAAGCAGCGGGCGGAAAATGGCGATCCGGCGCTGACCGGATGGACGCCGCCCTCCACCCTGTTGTCGCCCGCGCATGGCGGGGCGATGGCCTATGTGCAGGCGGTGGCGGGGGCGTTTGTTTCCATCGCTTTGGAGGCGGGCCTGGCCGTCCTGTTCCAGGTCGGCGAGCCATGGTGGTGGGTGATGCCGGAGGACGGCCGCATCTGCCTGTATGACGATGCGGCGCGGGATGTGCTGGCGGGATATACGGGGGGCGCGCCGGTTTCGATTCCGAGCGTCCGGGGCGAACTGGACGCGGCGCAATGCGCGTTGCTGGATGCGGCGGGGGCGGTGCTGGCGGCGTCGACGGCGGCCTTGTGCGCGGCGGTGAAGGCGGTTGCGCCGGAAGCGGTGACGCATTTGCTGGCCTATCTGCCCACGATCCTCGATCCGCGCGCGCCGGAGGCGAAACGGGCGAACATGCCGGTCGGATGGGCCGCGCCCGCCTTCGACGTGCTGCAACTGGAGGATTATGACTGGGTGACGGAGGGGCGGCCGTTGCTGACGGCGCGCGGCGTTGAGCTGGCGACGGCGCGGCTGGGCTATCCGGTCGACGAACAGCATTATTTTGCGGGCTTCGTGCTGTTGCCAGGTCAGGCGGCGCAGTGGCGGGAGATCGCGGCGGCGGCGCGGGCGTCGGTGGCGCGCGGGACGGCGGCGACCTTCCTGTGGGCGCTGCCGCAAGTGTGCCGCGATGGCTTTACCTGTTTCAGCATGGATGGGGAGGATGATGTGCAAGCCTTTGACGATGTGCTGTTTCCGATCGCGATCGGGCGGGAGGCGAGCCTCAGCCCGGCCTTTTCCACCCAGATCGTCGAAAGCCCGGCGGGGCATGAACGGCGCAGCAGCGACTGGGCCGACGCGCGCCTGTCCTACGATGCCGGGCCGGGCATACGGTCGGAAGCCGACATCATGGCGCTGATCGCCTTTTTCCGCGCGCGGCGAGGCGCTGCGCGGGGATTTCGCTTCACCGACCCCTATGATGACCGCAGCGGCGCGCCGGGGGCGGCGCCGGGGCCGATCGACCAGCGGCTGGGCGTGGGGGACGGTGTGACGGCGCAGTTCCCGTTGATGCGCTATTATGGCGCGGGAGAGGAGGCGCAGGCGCGGCGGATCACCCGGCCGGTGGCGGGCAGCATCCGCGTGGCCGCCGATGGCGTCGAGCTGACCACGGGATGGAGCCATGGCGGGCAGGGCGTCATCGCGTTCGACAGCGCGCCGGCCGAAGGGGTGGTGTTGAGCGCGGGCTATCGTTTCGACGTGCCGGTGCGCTTTGCCGAGGACCGGCTGGAGATCAACCGGGCGACCTTCGCCGCGGGTGAGGCGGTGTCGGTGCCCCTGGTGGAGATACGCGAATGAGCGCGGCGGAGATGCTGGACGCGACGTTGTGCACCCACGCCTTTTGCTGGCGGATCGCGCGGCGGGACGGGGTGACGATCGGCCTTTGCAGCCATGATCGCGACTTGGAGATTGGCGGCCTGCTCTATCGCGCCGCGCCGGGCATGACGCCATCGGCGGTGCGCAGCGGCATCACGCTGGAGGGAGAGGATAGCGATGTGGCGGGTGCGATCAGCAGCGACGCGATCAGCGCGGCGGACCTGATGGCCGGGCGCTGGGACGGGGCGGAACTGGAAGTGCGGCTGACCCAATGGGAGGCGCCGGGCGCGCTGTGGCTGCTGCTGGCGCGGGGCGAGATCGGCGCGGTGTCGCGCAAGGGGGCGGCCTTTTCCGCCGAGATGATCGGCGCGGCGGCGGTGCTGGGCGAGCCGGCGGCGCCCTCTACCGCGCCCGACTGCCGCGCGCGGCTGGGCGACCGGGCGTGCCGGGTGGACATGGCCGGGCGGCGGCGGGTGGTGGCGGTGGACGGCGCGGAGGGCGCTGAACTGACGATCGGCGGGCTGGGGGCGGGAGGATTGACGGCGGGCGTCTATGCTTTCGGGACGCTGCGATGGATGACGGGGGCGAATGTCGGGCTGACGCAGGCGGTGGTGGACCATGATGCGGCGGGGCTGACGCTGGCCGACCCGCCGGCCTTTGCCGTGACGCCCGGCACGCTGGCGCTGCTGAGCGAGGGATGCGACCGGCAGGCGGCGACCTGTTCGGGCCGGTTCGGCAATATCGCCAATTTCCGGGGCGAGCCGTTCCTGCCGGGCATGGACCTTTTGACCCGTTACCCCGGCGCATGAGCGGCGCGGAGCGGGCGGCGGAGATCGTCGCGGCGGCGCGGGCCCTGGTCGGCGTGCCGTTCCGGCTGCACGGGCGCGGCATGGGCGGGCTGGATTGCGTCGGAGTGGCGGCGCTGGCGCTGGGGTGCGAGGCGCCCTGCGCCTATGGCCTGCGCAGCGGCGACGTGGCGCGGGCCGAAACAGGGTTGCGGGCGGCGGGGATGCGGCCGGTCGTCGACGAAACGGCCGGCGAAACGGGTGGCGGCGCGGGCGATCTGGCGCTGGTGCGACCGGGGCCGTTGCAACTGCATCTGATGATCGGAACGGGCGATGGCTTCGTCCACGCCCATGCCGGGCTGGGGCGCGTGGTCGAGACGCCGGGGCCTTCGCCCTGGCCGGTCATCGGCTGGTGGCGGGGCGCATAGGAGGATTATATGGCGACGATAGTGCTGACGGCGGTGGGCACGGTGCTGGGCGGGCCGATCGGCGGCGCGATCGGCGGCCTGATCGGCAATGTCATCGACAATGAGATATTGTTCAAGCCGAAGGGACGGGAGGGCGCGCGCCTGTCCGACCTGCAACTCCAGACGTCGAGCTATGGCACGCAGCTGCCCGGCATATTCGGCACGATGCGGGTCGCGGGCACGGTGATCTGGGCGACGGACCTCAAGGAAATATCGAGCAGGAGCGGCGGCGGCAAGGGGCGGCCGAGCGTCACCAGCTACAGCTATGTAGCGAGCCTGGCGGTGGCGCTGTCGTCGCGGCCGATCCGGCGGGTGAAACGGATCTGGGCCGACGGCAATCTGCTGCGCGGGGCGGCGGGCGACTTCAAGACCGAGCTGTCGGGCTTTCGGGTCTATCCCGGTGACGAGGCGCAGGACGCCGATCCGCTGATCGCGTCGGCGCAGGGGATCGGGGCGACGCCGGCCAACCGGGGCATCGCCTATGTCGTGTTCGAGGATCTGGCGCTCGCCGATTATGGCAATCGCATCCCTTCACTCACGTTCGAGGTGGAAGCGGATGAAGGGCCGGTGGCGCTGGGCGCGATCGCCGCCGCGTTGAGCGCCGGGCGGCTGTCGGGCGCGGAGGGCGCCTGGGTCGATGGCTTCGCGGCGGGCGGCGCCGATGTGCGCGAGGCGATCACGCCGCTGGTGGAGGCGCATGGGCTGGCGCTGCGATCCGATGAGGACGGCCTGACCCTGAGCGAGGCGGGCGTCGCCGCCGGGTCGATGATCGCGCCGGAAGCGCTGGCGGGGCGGGTCAATGGCCGGGCGATCGACCCGGTCGAGAGCGCGGGCGGCGCGACTGATGGCGTGCCGGTGGCGCTGAGCCTGCGCTATCATGACGCCGCGCGCGATTTCCAGGCCGGGGTGCAGCGGGTGACGCGGCCGGGTCCGGGACGGATGGAGCGGGGGATCGAGCTGCCCGCCGTGCTGAGCGCGGACGCGGCGCGGGCGCTGGCGGCGGCGCGGCTGGGCGCGGCCTGGGCCGGGCGGGCGCGG